ACGCTCCTGTATTTCCTTAAAGAAGGAAGTGTTCTTAGGAACTAAAGAACCTTTGTATGTTTATAAGTGCGGTGTTGGTAAAAAAGGATTGTGATAGGAGAGTAATTATGTTAGACAAAAACAGAGATGAGGTAAGCTTAGTTCTTAACATTGTGGATATAGCCTTGGGAAGAGAAGCAACAGAACTTCACAAAATAACTGATAAAAATTGTGAAGAGTTCTTGTCCAAGAAGAGAGAAGAACCTATTGAAATTTTGTGGATAAAAGGTTCAGACAATCCTGTTTATCTCTTTTGGTGTGTTGCAGAGAGTGGAGCATTAGCTGATGAAGCTTATATAATTTTCACTGATATAGACAAGGCTTCTCCAACTTGGAGAGACCTTGAAGTTTATGTTGGTTGTATGTTTGGTACTGTATATATGTTGACTTATGATGCAGGAACTAATGCAGGTATAAAACCAAGTCAACGTGGATTATTCAATAAGGAGGAATGAATGAAAGCTAAGAAAAAGAAAGAAATGAAAAGTGCTGGTGGTTCAAAGACTTATACTAAAAATGCTCCAAAGATGATGGGAAAGAAAAAGAAATGAGCAAATACGATCCTAACGTTTATCCCAACCTGTATGCCTTGGATATTAAAGTAGAGAATATGCTTAAATCTCCAGAGGCACAGGATTGGGATTTGGATCGTGTTGAAGAAGAGATATGTAAGATTCATCCTATCTATTGGATGGAAGAGTATGGACATATAAAAGCTGGACACATGGAAGGTGGTTCAGAAGAAGTTGGTATCATAAAATTTGAACCCAATACTGTTCAGCTCCAGATTTCAAATAAAATTTGTAAACATCTTTTGTCTTCACCTTGGACAAGAGTTCAGATAATTATTCTCAAGCATCGTAAGGCAGGTATCTCCACTCTCATAGCTCTGTTCGATTATTGGTTTATGAAAACTGTAAAGAACCTGAGTGCTTTCTTGATTGCTGACTTAGGTTCTCACACAGATAACATTTCTGCTATGGTAGAACTAGCTCATCAAAGAGACACACTCAATCCTCCTAACAAAGTAGCTATGGCTAGAAGCAAGAAAGGATTCAAGTTAGATAATGGGTCTATGGCTGAATTAGATTCTGGTGAAAACTCTAATCCCGGAACGAGTGGTACAATAATTGTATGTCACATGAGTGAAAATAGTAAGTGGAGAGATCCACTCAATGCTGAGACCTCTTTGCTCAATTCAATCCCACGTAAGGGATTTGTTTTTATCGTAAAAGAATCTACTGCTTGGGGTCTTAATAAGTTCTCAGAAGATTGGGATTTAGCTGAAGGTGGTGAGTCAAGTTGGGAACCTATTTTCCTTACATGGAAAGATGATAGCACTTGTGATCTTCCTCTTGAGATAGATGAACAATTATATATGACTGAAGAGGAACAAGAGCTTGTAAGGGTTTATGGACTTTCTGAAGGGAACATTAAATTCCGTAGACACAAGATTGGTGAGCTTGGTTCAGAGCAAAGATTCAAACAGGACTTCCCCCTCAATAGTCGGGAACCTTTCTTGATTACTGGTTCAAACTATTTTGATGCAGCAAAGACTCAAGACAGACTCAATGAGATAAAGTTCTTTCATGCTTGGAAAAACAAGGGTTGGGATTATGTCATGGATAAATTCCCTGAGATAATAGAAAAGCTCAAGTATCATCCAAGAGGATTGAAAGAAGCTCTCAACATTTTTGAAGTGAACAACATGGTACCTCAACTTGCTCATCTCTCAGGAAGTAAAGGCAGAGTCACTTACGTAGTGGACAAGAAAGCTAAAGTGGAAGATGGAGCATTGACCATCTTTAGACCTCCTGTAAGAAACACAAGATACGTTGTGACTATTGATGTAGCTGAAGGAATCAAATCATCTGAGTACGTAAGTGACAACAGTATCATTCAAGTTATTGACGCTTACAGAAAAGAACAGGTAGCTGAGTGGGGTGGGTGCTTTGATGAAGAGATGACTGCTGTATATGCTGTAATGATTGCAAGACTTTACAATATGGCTCAGATAATACCTGAGATGAATAACAAGTGTGGTGGTATGCTTCAAGCCAATCTTGATGGATTAAATTATAGAAATATATTTTATAGACAGAAGGTATCCGGTCAGCAGATGAAGCGTGAATATGGATGGAAGACTACAGTTGGAAACAAGAAAGAAGTATGTGGTCAGTTCAAACAAGATTTCAAAAACAATGATTGTGTTGTTCATAGTGTTGACTTACTTGAAGAGATGTTATTCTTCATAGACAGTAATGGGAGACTAGGAGCATCTTCAGGTCATACAGATGATCGTATCATGAGTATGTGCATTGGTATGAAAGTTATATCAAGCACTCCAGAATTGAGAAGACCAGAAAAGAGTAAAGGTAAAAAGGAAGTTGACCTTCAGATAGCTCCAGAGTACAGAGAAGGAGTATCATCTCAGAGATCAAGACAAAAACAAACTGCATTGAATAAATATATGTAAGGAGATTATTATGCCTGAAGGATTTATAAATCAGCAAGAGTCATTAGGAATGGGAGGAGCAGTACCTTCTCCAGTAGCAGAACCATTAGCACCTACAGCTCAAGCACCAACACCTGAACAAAACCAAGGAGGAGAGCTTGGAGATATATTGTTTGAAGACTATTTCCCTCCTCTGAATCTCAAAGAAGAAGATGAGAAAGCTATAGCTAAGTGGTTCACTAAAGACCTCAAGAGATGTGTCAACAACGTGAACACCATGAAAACTAAATGGGCTATGTGGAGAGCTACGTTCATGCTTGAGTACGTAGACATCTTCTACCCGGACGTAGGACTTGGAGCTAACTTCTCTTCAGGTCTTCTGTGTGAAAAGGTTCTTGAAGCACTTGATCGTTTACGTAAAGGTATCTTCTCTCCAAGACCTTATTTTGTGGTTGATGACGCTCAGTCCAACATTGAAGACATCAACTTTATGCACAGAGCTGAATGGTTCTTGCACACTGTCATGGATGATGATCTTGACATCAAAGGAGCTGTTGGTCCTCTTGATGGTCTGTTTGATTTTGTGGTTGATGGTTCTCTCATCATGGAAATAGATCAGATGTATGAGAGAGTCCCACAGAGGAATCTCAAAACTTACACTGACATAGAACAACTCATGGCAGATGAAGACAAGGTTGTGAGCAATGGAGATTTTGAAGAAGCTGTAGAAATGCTCATAGCCGGTGAAGGTGCAGTACGTGTTTTGATAGAGCAGGACTTGATGACAAAGAATGGGCTTGCTCCCTTCATAGTAGCTAAAGTTGACCATCTTGTTCCTCCGAATGTTTTCAAAGATAAAGATCTTAGATTTCGTGGACGTAGGATGTACTTGACTGAATCAGATCTTGACCTGTTGTCTTCTAAGGGAGTTAATTGGTATGAGAAAAAGAAGGTCAATAAAGTTCTGAACAAACGTTTAGAGCATCGTGGTATGTATGTTGATTCCAAGAGAGAAGGGGGAACTACAGTAGCCATAGATGAACTCACTCAAAGTGATGCAGGTTCTTTGATGTATGATTGGAGACACGAAGAAGATTCCAATCTTGGTATCAACGACAAACAGACAGCTTACAAGAATACATTTGCTGTTTATCGTGTCACTTGCAAGTACGGATATAAAACCAAGAGTGACCCAAAGGGATTGATTCCAAAATATTGTGTCTTTGATTTTGAACCGGAGTCACAGACTATTCTCAGAGCAAGAACATATCCTCATTTCCATGAGAAGAGAAACTGGTTCCATTTCAAATTAGGATTTGCTCCTAAGAGTTATTGGGGATTTGGTTTTGGTGCAAGACTCATGAATGAAGATATGATAGAATCAAACGCAATCAACTTGTATTTGAACTCTGCTGCTATTGCAATTTACAAACCAATCTTATCAGTTCACCCTGAACATGGTGGAATGGTTCCATTCAAAGATGGTTTTGGTCCAATGAAGATTGGTTATGTCAGAAGTCCTGCTGATATTAAAATCTTTGACATACCACCTCCAACTGATGCTTTGATTAGAACTTTCTTGCCTTTGACTAAAAGTAAGTCAGAGAGCAGGACAGGAATCACAGATGCACTTCAAGGTAAGTCTGCTTCTAATGACCCAAGAGCACCAGCAGCTAAACAGGCTATGATGCTTCAGCAGAGTGCTGTGAGTATTGAGAGTCTTCTTGAAGATTGGAATAGTCCTTGGGAACGTATGGCTGATTTTGTATGGAAAGCAAAATACGAACAGGCTGTATATGAAGATGCTCCACAATTTGATAACAAGATAAAATTTGGTGGTGTAGCTTCTGATCTCAACACTGAAGGAACGAATACGATCTCAGTAGAGGAATTGAGCAAAGAACTCAAATGGAAAAGTCAGGCTGCATCTGAGTACCTTAACTCAGGAATGAGAGAACAGAACTTCCTCAAAAGGTTCCAGTTTTTCATGCCTCTCTTCCAGCAGTTAGCTTCATTCAATCCTGAACTATTCAAGAAGTATTTCTTGAGATGGATGAGAATGGCTGGTCAGGAACTCAATGTCCGTAACTACAAGTACCTTATTCCAACTGAAGAAGAACTAGCTCAAATGGCTCCAGAACAGATGATGGGGATGGCAGAGGGTCTGGTGGGTCAGATGAGAGATGGTCAAAGTCAAGGTCAACTAAACGTACAGGGAGGTAAGAATGTCAAGTCTGGTGGACAGTCATAAAGATCCTAATCCAGTAGTAAGTCCAGTGGATCATAAGAAGGTCGTGGATGAAGGGACTAAGGCTCAACGGAAAATAACAGAGGACAGGTTCAGACAATGGCAAGCTTACATCAACACTGATGAAGGCAAGAAAGCTTCTGCTCTTGCTGATCCAATGATAGAACATTGTGACTACATTCAGAACAAATCTCTTACAGATTTTGTAGGAGAGTTTGGCTACGTCCCTTCATTGGAACAGGTCAATGACATTAAAGCTGAAGCAAGAGGAGTAAGGAAAGTGTGGATGCTTATCAAGACTGAACCTGATAGTTTAAAGCGTATGTTAGATGAAATTGAGGGGTTTGATCCTGAAGAGAGTAAGAAGTCAGGTTGGCAGAAAGTTACAGATCCTATCAGAAAAAAATTGACGGACTAAAATTATTTTGTTAATAGTTAAATTATATGAACAATAGTTCATCCTTATTGCGGGTAAGCAAGAAACCTTATTGCAGGTTAAACTAAGCAAGGAGAAAAGTAATGTCAAAACTAAGTGACAGGACACAAGAGTTGATAGAACAGGCGAAATCACTTAATTTGGATTCAGAGGAGTTTGA